CTGGTGGTGCACTTCCAAAGAAGCCATTGAATACTGTAGTACTTCCGTCACCAAATACTACTGTAGTTTTTGTTATTGTTGCAAATCCTGCTTTGGCAATGTTAATCCATCCACCATCGTTGTAGTATTCCATAAAGTCAGAAGTTGTGTTCAATCTCATTTGACCTTCTAATGGACCTCCTGGACGCTCAGCACTTACTCCAGTTGCAATCTGTGTTGCTCCGGTAGTGCTTCCTTTTGCAAAAGGATTTACAATATTGTTTTTTAAAAAATTACCCATTAGATACTCACATAACTTATAGTAGATACTAATGCACTACCACTACCTGCTACACCTTGAATACTGTCTCCATTTTCAAGAACTATTTTTTCTGCGTTCATAATATATGTGTCACCGGCTGGAATTGACAGTTCATCTAGTATAATATTACTATTACCTGGAGTGTCTCCGTTTGGCACAATGTATAAACTTAATGTTACTGCACCTGCCGATGTGTTACATGCAAATAAACATGTTGTTGCACTTTGTCCAGTGCTTGTATATAATGCTGTTGCACTTGTACCTATTGCTACATTGTTGATTGCCATTTGTTATTCCTTTAAAATATTAAACCAAAAATTATGGCTTTACCTCTACTTGTTAGTTCATCTGATCCATTTTGCGTTGTAGTATAAATGCCACTTCCGCCGCCGCCTGGAACTTTAGCATAAAGTTTAGTTTTGTTTGCTTCGGCACTTGGATCTGATGCCTGCTCTGCCATAGTTACTACTGAATTAAGCTCTAACTCGCCAGTGCCAGTTGTGCTTAAAAATAAATTCTCGTCTGTTGCCGTATTAGAAATAGTATTTCCATTTACAGAAACGTTTGCATATGATAATGAAGTTGGTGTTACTGTAAGAACATCAGAACCATCTAAAGTTACATGAAAATTACTGGTGCCAACACCATCGTCAAATATTTCTGCTTCACTATCACCTTCTACAATTTTATCTGCAGATGCTCCTCCAACTGAGGAATCAACATAACTTTTAGTAGCAAGGTCATCGCCACCTACTGGTGTTCCTCCGCGTGTTACGGCAAATGAGGCTCCAACTTTTGCTTCAAAAGCATCATCTGTTTCATTAAACTGAAACGTGGCATTGTCAGCAGTGCCTCTATCAATATCAAGACCAGCCGAGCCTGCTGTTACCCCTGCTCCTGATTCACCGTCATTTAAAACTATTGTGTTATCTGTAATTGAAGTATCAGTTGTTGATACTGTTGTTTGTGTTCCAACAACATTTAGGTTACCATTTATTGTTACTGTTTGTGTATCAAGTAATATTGTACCCGAAGTTCCATCATCGGTAATAATATCATAGTCGCCAGTAATTCTTTTAGTAGTTTTTGCCATTGTGCCTCATGTCCTATATGCTATTTAGCATCATATTAAAGGTTTCAAAATTAATATTTTCAACATTATCTACTTGATTCCACTCTTCTGGAACATAGGTAATAATATTGTCTAACACTCTATAATATTTATACTCTGGAAACTCTTCAAATATTTCAGCAAATTGTTTTACCCAATTTCCATGATATGTTGCCCTGTTTGTTTTTGGCCAATATCCATTTGTGCCTGCATACACATTGTTAATGTTATCATTCAAACTTGCAAAATCAAAACCGACAAGAAATTGTGTGGAATGTGCATCTAAACTTGCTAGTTTACATGCAATTGGTCCACTACTATATCCAGAATTTTGTTTTTCTGTTAATTTATGTGAGGCATCATGTTTTGGTTTTCTAGCATAGTGTTTTGTTTGCAAAGGAATATTATATTTAGATATTTCTTCTGTAATTGGAGGGTCAACACTAACTAAAACGTCTGGGATATGATCTCTGTACAGTGCATTACACCCGTACATTTTTCCATGCTTTGATAATTCAGTCAAATCAAAACTAAGTCTGCTATTTCCGTTGCCGATAATAAATGCTGTCATTTTAAAAAAAATTTTGTAAAAATAAAGTTGCCACAAGGACAACTTTATTAATTAGATTTGATTAGGCGTCTTCTGTAAAGTCGTCATCATCTACGTTTGCTACGTCGTCATCACCTGCTTCTTCAAGTTGTACCTTGCCTGCAGATGCGGCCGCAAAATCCCACTTCAATGATAACCCGTCTAGTGCGTTTGAACCTGTTTCACTTGGTTTTGCCAGTGTAACTTTACGAGCGGCAATTTTGCTCACTCCATAAGTTTCACCATCGTTACCTTGTACTGAAATACTCATTTCACCTGATGCTAGTGTGGCTGGTAATTTACCAGTTACTAGTGTGCAAGTGTGTTCTGTATCATCGGCACCAGTTTCAGCAACAACAAATTTTTTGCTACCTTTTTGTTTAATAATAGTGCCTTCTTTTACACCTGCGCCTGCATTAAAGTTTACTTTAATCTCGTTTGCCGCGGCTGTCGCACCTGTGGCCGCATCAGTGAAAAGTCTTTTGTTTAGTGGTCTACCCATTTTGTTTCTCCTTGTTACGTTCTATGTACTACGCAGATGGTGTTCTGCATAAACTTACCAACCTTGATAAGCAATATTATTTAGCCAATAAAAAAGCAGGGCCTAAGCCCTGCTTTAGTATACCGTAATTTACTATTATGTAAATGATGGGTTGGAAATTGCAATACTTCCTAAGTAGTCTGCGGCATTTCCAAGTGAGTTTGATGTGTTTGTTAGGACTTGATAACCATAACGTGTCATAAAACCAACTACTGGCTCTAATGTAGCCGGATCTAGTACAACACCTGAGCTCATTAATGGAACATATGGGCAGTAGAAAGCGGCCGCATCTGTTTCACTTGAACCTTTGTAACCTACTAGTACTGCTGTACTGTCTGCGGCATATGAATCTACATATACTCTCATTGCTGAGTTTAATGTACCTACAAACTTAGTGTTTGTTGGGGCTTCAAATGTGCCTTCTGTTGTACGAGCAAATGCACTTGTTGATGCACTTTGTAGGATGGTTAATGCAATTGGACTTACCACTGCATAGTTACCTGCGCCACGACGTGTACGTTGTGCAATTCTGTTAGCGACACGGTTGATTACAACTGCAAGAGCGGCATGCTCATCACCAACGTATGTTGCTGTACCACTTACTGCGGCTTGGTCATATGTACCTGTGTTTGCACCAAATGCTGAACCTGTACCAGCGGCGGCTAATGTACGAAGTGAACCTAAAATTTCTTGGTCGATTTCAGCAGTAATCTCTTGTGCAAGTGCGGCCATGATTTCTGCTTCTACATCAATACCATGAATGCTCTGTGCATCTTGAGCTGCCTCAAAAGTCCAACGAGCTGATAACTTACGAGTTTTCGCAGTTACTGTCTCTTTTAGGATTTCGATACTTAACTGGTTTCCTGGAATACCTTCCATTGTACCTGTTGCTTCTGCTGTTGTACCTGTGTCATCACCTGAATAACCTGCGGCAATTGCGGCTGGTGATAATGCTTCGTCACCTGCTGTCAATGTTCCTGTTGGAATCTTTGGAATTGCAGTTGATCCATCACGTGATGTACCTGTTGCGTACTTTACACGAAGTGTGTGAATTTGGCTAACTGGACCTGCCATTGGCTGAACACCAATAATTTCGTTAGCAATAACTGTTGGCATTACACGTCTGATTACCGGTAAGATAACCTTGTTAAGTACTGCCACGTTACCAGCCGCAGTTGCGCCTGATGTTGCACTCTCTGAGAGATATGACTTGGTGTTTTCTAGAACAACACCCATGTTCTTGCGTTTTGAACCTGTAAGACCTTCGAGAAGGGCTTCTTTAGTTTCGTCCCAACGACTTTCAATTAATTTAGACATTTGTTTCGTCTCCTGTTAAACATATTTTTACGTCTGTAAACCAGCCAATCGCTTGATTTCAATGATATTGCCCTCATCTTGATCTTTGGTTAGTTCTTTTTTATTCCCAGTGATTTCTTTAGTTTCAGCAAGTACCTTTTTAGTGGCTTTTGCGTCGTTCTTAAGAACTGCTGGCAAATACTTTTTGAATGATGCATCTAAGCGAGGTGTTGTTACAGACTCAAGCAATGATTCCATTACTTCTTTCTGCTCCTTGCTAAGGGGTGCCATCATTTCTGTTAACTTTTGATCACGTACAATGCGATCGTTAATGACGCGAATTTCTGCTTCTTTACTTTCAACAACTGTGTTTTTCTCTTCAATTGCAGTATTTGCTTCTGCAAGTTGAGTCTTGACTTCTTCAATTTGTTTCTGTAAGTTCTGCATTTCTACATTTTCATTTAAATGTGATGTTGCAAATTCATGTGCAAAAGTTTCAAAGATCTTACGACCAAAGTTATTTTCGCGAGCAGATGCAATATCTTCTTTAAGTTGAGTTAATTCGCTAGTGAGGTTCTCAGTTACTGTCTTCTTAACTAGTTTAGCGGCACGTTCAACAAATTTTGACTTTAGTGTCTCAAGTTGTTTTTTACCTTCTGCAACTAGTTTGACTTTAGTTTCAACTACTGATTGCTTATCCTTATGGAATTCTGCAATCTCTTCTGCTAAAGCCTTTACTACGAACTTCTGTAGTTTATCTAGAGTGTCAGCCTGTGCTTTACGATCTTCGTTAAGTTCTTTGAGTTCTTCACTGAGTCTTTCAGTCATAAATGTTTCAAACACTTGTGCCTTATTTGTCATTTCAGTGTTGAACTTTACTCGATCTTCTTCTAAAGCAGTGCGTTCAGCAACAACTTGTTCTAGTTCTGCAGTTAGTCCTTCAGTAACCATTTTGTCTAGAGCCTCAACCATTGTATTTTTATCATGCTCGTAACGGCGTGAGAATTCTTCACGCAATTCACCACGGACTTGTTCACGAGTCTCAATTACATGAGCCTCCCAAGCCTCTTGGATCTCGGCGCGAGTTTCTTCATTGACAATACCGTTTTCGAGCAATGGTTTGAGTGCGTCAAACATATCGGTCAACTCCTAAGTTTTAGTTCTTTGATTAAGCGTAATGCTTCATCTTTTAAGTATTTTTGTACACGGCTATTCTCTTGCGCCTCTGCGGCAATTCCAAGTGCATTATGTCCATGTTTCATGTTCAATAAGCCCTCATAAATTGCAGTTGGGTATGCATTTGGCGCACTAGGCTGTGCAACTACGTCTACTGTGACAATCTCGAATTCGCTAACCTCACCGGTTGCTTCATTGACATTACCGCTACCGCGGCTCGATACTCCCAATTTGACGCCACTATCTAGCATTGTTCGTACTAGTGTTCCCATTGGCGTTGGCAGTATTTTTAATTTCCCATAACCGTTCGGCCCATCCATCCACATTTCTGTGATCATGTGGCAAACCCGATCTAGGTTAATTTTTAGATCGTCTGGATGGTCGACTTCTCCTAATACAGAGTCACCTCCAGTTATCTGTTCGTTAAGTGTTGACACTGCTGTGCTGATTTCACTCACAGGATAAACACGTTGATTGGCATTCTTTACGCCACCTTGAATACAAATACCTTTAAGAAACAAGTCCTTACCGTCTTTTGTAGTCTCTGTTACCATGCGAGCTTGATCATATGTCAAGTTCTCTTTTAGATATACTGAAGTCATCTCTATAATTCCTTCCGGCTAAATTAAACCTTCTTCATATCAGGCTTAGTTGTGCCACCCATATCTTGTGCTTTTGGTGCAGGTGCGCCTTTTTCTTCTGCGTTAGATGCATTTTTCATGCCACCTTTCCCAGACTTAGCAACGGTTGACTTTGTGTTATCATCTCCGCCACCTTTTGGCATAGCAACTTTTTCTGTGTACTCAACAATTTCTTCTGCTTTTTCTTCAGACTCTTCTGCTTTTTCTTCTGCAACTTCTTCAGACTCTTCAGCAACTTTTTCGTTTTCAGCAACTTCTTCGTCTTTTGCTTCTTCTACTGGCTCTTCAGTATTTTCTGCTGACTCCATTTCTGGCATTGCTGGCTCTTCGTCGCCCATATCGTCTTTGTCATTCATTAATTCGTTAAATTCTGCTTTTAAGGCTTCTAGCTCATCTTCTAAGTCAACTACACGATCTTCAAGCTCTTCATGCTCTTCTTCCATGTCGCCTTCTTCTTCTGAATCCATGCCCATTTCGTCTGCCATTTCGTCAGCGGCATCTTCCATGTCATCATCTTCTTCGCTAATGCCTTCTTCATCGGCTTCAATGTCGTCAATAAAGTCATTGACTTCATCATCGCTAACTTCTTCTACTTCTGCTTCATCAACTTGTGATTCTGATTCACTAGCGATTAGGTTCTCGTAGATTCCACGAGAGCTTTCAATTACAATCTCGTGGAAAAGCTCATTTGCTTTTTCTTCTTCTTCGTTGACGATTAAATCGATCAACTGTTTCCATTTATCATTCATTTTGTCAAACTCCTACTAGGTTTAGTCATTATGGTATCTTAGTATTTACTTATCATTGTAAAAAAGGTATAAAAAAAGGCGAAAAAGTATCACTTTTTGCCTTTTGTTTTGTCATATACGAAATTTTAATGGATTTTAGACAGAATCGCCTTGATCTCCAGACCCGTATTGTGCTTTAACACGTTTCATTTTTTCGTAAGTTTCAAACTTTTTTGCTTCTTGAATACGTCGCATTTTATTAATTTGTTCAAGAGTTAATCTAGTCTTACGGGTATCTTTCAGTTTGATTACACTGTTGTCTTTGTCAGCAGAGTATCTGTTTTTTGCAAATAAATCGTTAAGTTCCATGTGTATATTTACCTTTATGTTTCTTCATCACCGCCTAAGTCAATGTCAGCATCAGCATCATCGTCGCCGCCACCTGCATCATCTTCAACGTCTAAATCAAGATCAACATCATCACCACCTGTATCAAGAGCACCTAAGTCACTGCTAATACCACCAGGTGTGACACCTACACTTCTTAAATCTTCACCAGTTGAACTCTTAATTTCGTTTGTTCCATTTTCTTCAGCCCACAAGCGATCGTTTTCTGTCATTTCTTCTTCGCTCAAACCAAGGAATCTCTTTAACATAAAACGTTTGCTCATATACTCAATATTTGAAAGACTACTAAACAGACTTGCACGAGTTCCGTCAATTTCTGCTTGACGATAAGCGGCAAAATTTTGTGGCTCATTCATTCTTAATTCAAACATACCACTATCAATGTTATAGCCTTTCCAATTCAAATACATTTTAAATTCATAGTCAAATGTACTCATCATGTGCATTTGTAATCGTTTGCAATATTGATTAAAACGATATTCTTGGATTAATGCAGTTCCAACTCGTCCATCCACGTAGCCTCCACTACCATCTTCACTTCCTGTGGGCAAATAACTACTAGGAATTCTAAGTCCTCTAAACAATTTATTAGTAAAATATTTTAAATCGTCAATTTCTCCAAGTCCTGTACCGCCTGGTAATGTTTCAACTTTACTACCACGTCCTTCAGCAGTTTGTGGAAAAAAGTAATCTTCGTTAATACTTAAAGGATTGTAAGTTGCATCCATCATACTTTGTCCACCACCAGTTTGTGTTGGAATACGTCTTTGATGAATTTCATTTTTCACTCTGTTTACATAACCCATTGCCATATGAGCAGGCATGTTACCTACATCAATATAAAATACACGTCTTTCTGGAGCACGTTGCACTCTGTAAATAATAATTGCATCTTCTAATAATTCTTTTTGTTTGTAAACTTTGAACACACTTTCAAGTACACTTTGTCCAAAAGGCCAATTAGGGTCTAGTCCTTCTGTCAAACTTATATGTACAATATGCTTGGCGTCAACTGAAACTTCACCTGTAGTGTTACTAAAACGACTACCTGATCCAGCACTATCAGCACTACCTAAAGTATAAACATTACTTCCACCATATGAGCCTGCTCCAGAGGCGTCACCGCCTTGTTGTCCTGTGCCAACATCACTGTGCTGAGGTTGTGTAATACTTAAATTTTCTAAGTTTACATTAATATTTTTAAGTACATACTGTTCAGGCTCTTTTCCTGCACTTTCATTTACAATAACTTTTACAACATCAGCATTGTCTACCCAATTCCATTGAAATGTTTCTGGGTCACGTACAAATACTTGGTCGCCATACTTAATTGTATTACGGAAAATTTTAAACATTCTACGACCAAAGTCATTTAAACTGATCCAATTGTACAATGCTTCTCTAATTACTGTAACTTCTGTATCGCTTGGTTCTTCTCTAAAAAATATATCAAAAGGAGTTTTATTTTCAATATTTGTTTGTGTACTAAATTCACTTAATATATCAAGTGCGGCATTTATTTCACTATCTGCGTCCATTGCTTCGTATTGATTATATCTTTCAACACGATTAGGGTGGCCAGTATAAACTTCTGGTAACATACTTTGATAGTGTTTATACCCAACATCAGGAGTATTAGATCCACCCATCAAGTTACCAGTCATATTACTCTGATCAACTACTTTAAAATATTTTTTCCAACTCATTGTTTTTTCCGTATTCTAAATTATGTACTATTTTAAGTATAACATAGTATAGTACTTATTACAACCTTATTGTAAAAGTCTAACCATTTTCTCTGCATTACGGTTAAATTTACGCATTTCCATTGTCATTGACGGATCTCCGCCTCCGGCTGAAGATGCTAACCTGTCAATTTTTCGTGATAGTTCTTCAATTGCACTCATATCCATGTTTACTGGCACGTTTCTGTTGTTTTCCAACGGAATAACTGCTTCATCACTTTGTCCTTCGCCTATCATTGCTAGAGTAGGTTGTCTTACAATACCACCTTCTTCAAAACCAGCGGCATCAGAAACCATTTCTCCTCCGGCCTCTCCAGCCTTCTGTCCGAGTATACTACCACCTACACCACCTAGTATTCCACCAATGATTCCACCAATAGCCATACCTACTGGTCCACCTACTGTGCCTATCATTGCTCCAATTTTAGCACCTGCGCCTGCTCCTGCCATACCACCTGCAAAACTACCACCGGCTGATCCAACTGCTTTAGTTGCGGCCCTTGAAGTACTTTCTCCTTCAGACTTAGATTCTGCAAATGTAACACCGCCTGTGAGTAATGCTCCTAATATAGGTACTTTCTTCAATAAATTTGCACCCATTCCGGCACCACCTGCGGCTACACTTTTTGCGGCAGTTGCTACTGTACTACCGCCACCTGCAGCTGATAGTTTGGCAATGTGCTTTAACTTATCTGCGGCTTGTTGAGCAAATACTGCAAGTGAGGCTGTTGCACCTGTTGCGGCCGCGGCTGATGTTTCTAATTTTGACAACTCTTCAGACGTCATACCGCCCAATGTGTCACTTAACTTTTTGACTCCAGTTGCGATACCAGATACCGTTGTTTCAGTTAGTGCATTAAATAAAAGTCTTGTATTCTTTCCTATATCTTCTGCGAGCATACCTGTAGCAACAATTGCTTTACTTGCTTGATCTAGTTGAGGTTGATTACTTGCTTCAAGAAATGCCGCATAATCTCCGCTAAATTTTTCGTTAACTGTTTGTTGCATTTTTGCAAGTTTTAATGCACCTGCACTAATGTTTGTCATTTCCATAGAAAACTGATTAAAAGGTGCAGTTGCTTCTAAATTTTTGTTTGCATCTATTTGAGCTTGTGCAGAACTTGCTAGTGATTTAACTACTTGATCAACTGAAATACTACCACTGGCTAATTTTGTTGCAACGTCATTAAGTGCGGCGCCAATTGGTTGTGTTCCTGCTAATAACATATTTGCGGCAGGATTACCAATTACAACATCTTGTCCTAAAAACTTTGCTCTAAATGCTTCAAGAACTGGACTATTAGCACCAAATTGTTGTTCTAATGCATTAAAGGCGGCTCTTGCTCTAGTTTGAGCTTCGCCACTCATTCGGCTCATTTTAA